TGGTAATCCGGCGGCATTTGACACGATCGAAGTGGCCTATCTGGACGGCAACGATACGCCCTATCTGGAAGAGCAAACCGCCTGGTCCAGCGACGGTGTCGAGATGAAAGTGCGGATTGATGCGGGCGTTTCGCCGCTTGATTTCCGCCCCTTCTACAAAAACGCCGGGGCCTGATCCCTTCTGAAATATGACTGACCGGGGCGGCCATTGTGCCGCCCCCGGTCGTTTTGGCGCCGGGCTTTTCCGTGCGCTCAGCCATGGAGAACTGACATGAAAAACTATATCTATTCCGGTGAAGTGGTCACCGTTCCCGCCTCTGCCGATGTAACATCTGGCTTGGGGCACCTGGTGGGCAGCCTGTTTGGCGTGGCCCAGGGTGATGCGCTGTCTGGCGCGTCTGTTTCACTGGTCACGCGCGGGGTGTTCAGCCACGCGAAGACGTCGGCGCAGGCTTGGACCGTTGGCGCCAAGATCTATTGGGACAACACTGCCAAGGTGTTCACCACCACGGCCACGGCCAACACGCTTGTGGGCGTGGCGCATGCGGCAGCGGCCAACCCCAGCACAACCGGCGAGGTCTTTCTGGACGGCGCGGTGCGCTGATGACCAGTTTGTTCAACGGCATGGCATCACTGGCCAGCGACATCCTTGGGGGTGTCGTTACAGTGGTGCCTGCCGTTGGCGCATCCTTCACTGTTCAGGCCATTTTCCGCGAAGATCCGATTGAGGTGCTGGACGGGGATGGCGGCGGCATGTTGCAGATGGTCCCTACGCTGAGTGCGCCCAAAGCCGTGGCCGCGCTGTTGTCGATCGGGGATGAGGTTCAGCCGGATGGCGCGCGTCGATTCCAGATTGTCAACGGCCAGCCCAACGGATCACCAGCGGATGATGCTGAACGAGTGTTTGAGCTTGAGGAGGTATTCTCATGAGCGGGCACCGCAAAGACCTGCGCGATGCGGTCAAGGCAGCCCTTGCGGCTGATGCCCGGATCGGACCCTATACCTATGTGAAAGCCTGGGTGCGCGCCAAAGACCGCGACCAGCTGCCCGCCTATACGGTGTTTATCCCGCGTGACCCATCGGGTGTGTCCGATCAGAACGGGGTGGAGCGGCGCACCATAATCGAAGTTATTGTGAAGCGCAGCGCGAATGCAGACATCGAAGATGCGATTGATGCAGATGTCGATGCGATTGAGGCGGCGGTATATCCGGCGCTTTTGGATGTCAGTGACCTGACCTATGCCGATTTCGACGGCACTGATTTTGAGATTACCGGAGAAGGCAATGCGACGGCCTGTCAGGCCGTGGTGCGGTTTTCCACACAGATTTTCAAACCTCTTCCCACCAGCTGAACGGCTGGTCTAACTGAAAGGATACCATCATGGCCAAGCAAGCAGGTCGTAATCTAAAGCTGAAAAAAAATGCCGTGTTGATTGCCGGGCTGCGGACCACAGGTTGGTCTGCCAATGGCGCGCCGATTGATGTCTCGGATCAGGATGATGCGGGTTTAATCAAGTATCTGGCGGGCGTTCTGACTGATCGCCAATTGGAATTCACCGGCGAGGGTTACGAAGAAGATGGAATTATGCGCGCCATTTCCCTTGGAACTGAAGCGGCACATTTTCTGGACGATATAACGCTGGAATTCGAGGACGGTACTGCGATCAGTGCCGATGTTGTCCTGACCGCCTATTCAGAAACCGGGGAGATGAAAGACGGGCAGACGTTCAGCTTTACCCTGGTGACAAATGGCGCCTGGGTGGTCGCCTGATCATGAAAGGTTTTGAAGATGTCACCTTGAGCTGGGCGGGCAAGGACTATGTTGTGCCCGCCGATCGACAGCTGATGCTGATCGCTGAGATTGAAGATGCTTTGTCAGGCCCCAACAATGTGCCTGCTGTGGCTGTGCTGACACGCCCTGCGGGGCCCGGCCATGCAAGACTGGCATCTGCCTATGGTGCGGCCCTGCAATATGCGGGGGCTGAAGTCTCTGAGGGCGAAATATATATGGCTCTGCAAGAAGACATGGCCGATGGCAACGCCGGGGTGCAGGTCAAGCTGCAAAATGCCACGCTTGGGTTATTGGCAATCGTTTCCCCGCCGGTCTATTCGCGCCTGATGGCATTGGGGGACACGGTTGAGCCGGGAAAGCCAGAGGCCCCGCCCGAGGCCTGATCCGCACGTTACATGATTTGATGGTGGGGTCGGGCTGGGTCAGTCCTGTTGAATTCTGGAAATTACCCCCCGGACAATTGTGGTGGGTGATCGAGGCCCGCATGCCCGCAGAAGTTTTAGAACGCCCGGGACGCATGCAGGAACTGGTGGATATGGTCAAAAAAGCTAAGGCCGAGGAGGCATTGAATGTCGTTTCGAAATGATGATGTCTCGGTTCAAGTAGGGGCCAACTTCATAAACTTTGGAAAGGAGATGAAGAAAGGCCGTGACGAGCTAAGGAAGTTTGACAAGGACGCCGAAGGTATGGCGAAAGGAGTGGTGAAGGCGGGTGCGCTTATAACCACAGCTTTGGCCGGTGTGACAACCGGTCTGCTGGCAATGATCAACAAGGCGTCAGGCATTGCTGCCGAAATAGGGCGTATGGCAGATCTGGCGGGCGTGTCGGCCGAGCAGCTGCAATATTTGGCTGCCGGATCCAAGACAGTTGGGATCGAGCAGGAAAAACTGGCCGACATCCTGAAGGATGTGAATGAGAAATTTGGTGATTTCTTTTCAACCGGCGCCGGGCCGCTGGCAGATTTCTTCGAGAACATCGCGCCCAAGGTTGGAGTGACGGCAGACGAGTTTGCGCGCTTGTCCGGCCCGGAAGCACTGCAGCTTTATGTGGATTCGTTGGAAAAGGCGGGTGTGTCACAACAGCAGATGACGTTTTACATGGAAGCGCTGGCCAGTGATGCCAGCGCCTTGACGCCACTGTTGCGCAACAGTGGGGCTGCGATGCGCGCATTCGGCGATGAGGCGCGCGATACCGGACGGATCATTGACAATGACACCATCGAGGCGGGCCGCCGCCTTGAGAAGATGTTCGAGGACGCACAGGAAAGCATCCAGAATAAAATGATCACGTCGCTGATCGGCCTTGAGGATGAATTGTTGATGTTGCAGCAATTTGTTGAGGAACATGCGATACCAGCCCTGATGAAACTTGTGGAGTGGGGCGGACGTGCCGCCGCTTCGTTTGTGAATCTTTCGGAAAAAATCAAAAGCCTTGGCGGTAATCCGAGATTTTACGATGCCCAGGGCAATGAATACGACCAGTATAACAATATCATCGCTTCGGATAGCATGACAATTGGCAGCCCACTGCAAAATAATGGATCCCTGCTGCCCCCGTCCTCTTCCCCGCTTAGCCTTGAAATAACGCCAAGCTCATCCCCGCACAGGCCTTCGTCTGGCGGTGGTGGCGGCGGCGGTGGCGGTTCCACCGGACCCACGCGAGAGGATTTTGAACGCCTGCAGCAAAAATTTGCTGAGGAAGCAGAGATTGTTGCCCATGCCCATGAGATTGCGCTGGAAGAGCTGCGGGAATTTCGTGAGGCCAAGCTGGGCACAGAGGAAGAGTACAACGACCTTGAGGCATCAATTCAGCAAGAGCATCAGGATAAACTGGCCGCGATCGAGCGGGCTGCACAACAGGCCCGAGTACAAGCAATTGCAGGTGCATTTGGTGACATGAGTGCATTGATGCAAACGGAAAATAAAAAGTTGTTCAAGATAGGCCAGGCAGCGGCCATGGCTGAGGCGACGGTGAGCGGATACAGTGCAGCGGTGTCAGCCTGGGAAAAGGGCATGAAAGTGGGTGGTCCGCCGATGGCGGCTGCGTTTACTGCGGCATCGCTGGTCAAAACGGGGGCACTGATTTCCAGCATTGCCTCAACCAGCTATTCAGGTGGTTCTTCTTCTGGTGGAGGCTTTGGATCTTCAGGCGTGAACGGCGCGCCTCAACAAGCCGCCCAAACCCCACTTTTGGTGCATGCTCAACCGTTTGACCCAAGCCAGTTATATTCTGGGGCGGCTGGAAACGCTTTGTTGGATCATCTGTCCGACTTGGCGGGCGACAGAGGGATGACATTCGGATGACTATCCTAACGCAGGAAGCCCGCACGCTTGCCCTTGGCGTTGCTGGCCTAGAAAACAATCCGCTGATTTTGTGGGATAACAAGGCCACAGCCAGCAATATCTCAAGCGTGACGGGCGTTGCGACCGATGGAGCGGCATCCAATGCGGTGAACGGCACTACGTTTGATTTCGCCCTTCCATTGGTTTCGGTCGGCAATTCAGCGGCCCTATCATTAAGCACAGTATCAGAAGGAGTGAACGCTGGCGCGATTGCATCGCACAACCTTGGCACGTTGGGGGCAACAGTCGCACTTGAGTACAGCGATGATAGCGGAGCCACATGGCATGACTGTGGGGCGGGATCAATAACCCCGACTGACGATCAGGCAATCATGTGGAATTTCTCGGATCAGGCGGGGATGGAGTGGCGGCTTATTGCAACCAATGTCACATCCGGTCAGCCCGCTATCGGGGTGTTCATTCTGACAGATGCGCTTGTGGTGCCAGAGAGGATGTATCAGGGCTACACGCCGCCGATCACGCCCACAAACATCACGTTGCAAAGCAATGTTTCCGAGGGCAATCACCTTCTGGGCAACAGTTTCACCCGGCAAGGCAGTTCTATTTCGGTGCAGTTGGATTATTTGAGTGACGCCTTTATCAGATCTGCGGCATGGAAAGGGTTTCAGGAACATTTCAATCACGGCAAAGGCATATTCTGGGCGTGGCGGCCGGCCAAATATGGTGACGTATTTTACGGCTGGCGCACGGGCAATACAATCAGGCCCACAAACTCTGGCCCTAAAGCGCTTATGTCGGCTGGCTTTGATCTGAGGCTGTATCACGATGAGTAATCTTGCGCGCCAACCCCTGCAAATCGTTGAGATTGACATAGATTATTGCACGCGCAGCTATGGGGCCGCGCCATGCACGGCGTCCTTGAGTTCAAGCAATCCGCGCAAATGCTTCAATACATTCTCAACGTGCCAGGACACGGGCCATTTCAACAAGGGCACCCTGACGTTACGGTTCGCTAAAAACATAGCGGGACTGCCAAAGGGGCAAACGATATTTCCGGCGTTGCAGTCTGTTTCCACCAACCCGACCAAGATTACCTTGGGCGCGGTGGATGACAGAACGGGGTCGCTGGGCAAGCGTGCGCGCGTCACTGTTCGGTTGCAGGATTTCACCTATGGTGATGCCCTGACTGACAAATATGCGGCTGAGCGGCTTTCTGGTGGCGCGCAGCATAGCGCGGTTGGATATGATCCGGCAGAGTTCGGGACGTTCTTTGGAAAATTGCGTGCGCGATATCCTTATTACTTCGGGCGCGCACTGCGGGTGAAGAACGGATATGTTGGTGACGATATCGCCACGATGGATACGGACCACTATCTGATCACGGAATGGAAGGGGCCGGGGGCAAGTGGTTCAGTAGAGTTCACCGCGCAAGACCCGCTAAAGCTGGCGGACAAGGAATTTGCGCTGTGCCCCAAACCGACAACCGGCAAAATACCCGCTGACGTTACAGATGTTTCCACACCGACATTTGATGTGATCCCCGCCGGGATCGGCAGCGATTACGCGACTTCTGGACAAATCACGATTGGCACGGAAATAGCCAAGTTCACCCGCGTAGGCGACACATTCACAATCACGGAACGTGGTGTCGGTGGATCGATAGCAGAGGCCCACAGCGCGGGCGATACATTGCAACAATGCTATGTTGTCGATGATGAATATCCCGAGGCAGTCGTGGCGGATTTGCTGGAAAACTTCGCAGAAATTCCTGCGGCCTGGATAGACGAAACAGTGTGGGCAACGGAAGTGCGCCGATGGGCGGCAAATCTGCGGTTTAACAGGGTGGTAACAAATCCTACCCCAGTTGTTCAGTTGCTTGGTCAAATCATGGATATGGGGTTTGTGATCTGGTCAGATAGCCGCAATCAGAAGATCAAAATGCGTGCCAACCGTCCTGTCGATGTGGATGAGGAAGCCCCCTCGATCACTGATACCAGCCATATCCTGAGCGGCACAATCAATCGCTCTGATCTTGATGAGCAGAGATTGACGCAAGTTTGGTCAGTGCACGGCATGATCAACTACGCAGAAAGCCAATCCGATGCGGACAACTATCGGGTGGTCGAGGTGGTGACAGATTTGTCGGCTGAAGGCGATGACCAATACGGGCAAAAGAAGGTTCACATCATCTATATGCCGTGGCTTGGGGTCGTGGGCAGTGCGACCCATGCAGCGATTATTGCGGCCCGCATGTTGACGCGCTACGAGGCGACTCCGCAAGAAGTGACGTTTGCAGCGGATATCAAGGACAAAGCCGATCTAGGAATCGGTAATCTGATCACGGTCACAAGCCGGGTGTTGCAGGATGTGACTGGCGCAAACAGCCCTGCTGGAATGCAGGTCACCACGGTTGATGAGGTAGACCCCGGCAATCGCTTGAGTGTCACCGCGCAGAGCTATCAGTTCGATGGTCGCTGGGGATGGTTGCACGATACCGGATACACAACCGATTATGACGCCGCGGCCACGTCTGAAATCGCTGACGGGTGTTTCATGATTGATGATGGTGTTAGCAGCACCTTTCCCGATGGCACCAGCCCTTACATAATGTTCTGAGGTAACAAATGGCTTATACGACTCTTTCGGCTGGGCAGATTGGTCACAAGGCCCCGGTAACCGTCGATTTGATGCAGCTTTTGTATGACAACCCGATTGCGATTGCGAACGGTGATGCTGGCGCGCCCAGCGTGTTGCCGAATATTGCGGCAAACGTCACGGCGGGCGCGGTTGGCAGTTATGTGTTTGCGCGCAAATCCAGCGCCGGGAATGCAAGTTTTGGTGATACATCTTCTGGATCGAACCTTAATCCAACGTCTGCCGTCTGGGGCGCAGATGGTGGCGTGCTTGACCTGAATTTCAGCATAGGTTCCGCCCTGTCGGGAACGTGGACATGCATGGGGCGCGCGATAGATGAGGAAGATTTAGAGGGCGGCGGCGGAATAACATTCGCACGCGGCGCAACTTTATGGGTGAGGACAATATGAGAGCTTTGAAAGACCCTATCTGGGGCAAGGATCACCAGCACATTGATTGCAAAATCAGGGTGAATGAGGATGAGTGGGCACCTTTTACCGTGTCTGCCGCCGACAAAGACCCCAAAATGATGGCTATCTTTGCATCGCTTGAGGCTATGGGGCCAGACGAATATGTGCCGCCCGTAATCGTCCCTACTGCGCGGGACGTGAACCGTGCGCGGGAAAAATTACTGAGCGCCGGGTTTACCTTTGATGGCAACGTATACCAGGCCGACATCGGCAGCATGGTGAGTATTGCTATGGCGGCTGGTGTTGCATCCGAAGTGGCGAAAGCCAAGCGTGGTGATGTTCGCTGGCACGGCGGGGACGATCCGTTCACCTGGATCACATCCGATAACAAGCGTGTAGAAATGACGGCATCCGATGTTATTGGGTTGCGCCAAGCCGCTATGTTGCGTCGCGGCGAAGTGATCAACGCGGCGCGCGATATTAAAGACATGGATGAGATCCCCCCGGATTTTGCCGACCACATCTAACCAATATCTAAATTCGACAAACCGAGCCGCCCCTGGGGCGGTTTTTTTATGGGGAAAGCAATGGCACTCACGAAGGAAACGATCAGTCTTGATGTGACGATCCCAGACGATACGGAATTTGCATCGGCAGAGCTGCATTTTACCCTATCGGAAGCAGATGCAGATACGCTTGGCGGCGTAACGATACCCCCGCAAACTGCGGTGGCACCACTGGATGCGAGCGGTCAGGGATCGGTGGACTTGTGGCCCGTAGATCGAGGCACAAAGGGCGCATACTACGTTGTTAAGTTGTATGGCGTGATCAGTGGAAAAGAGGAAACGCGAGAGTATAAACTTGGTCGCATTCAGCCTTTGAATGGCGAGGGACCGTATACACTTGCCAGCCTTTTGACTGCGGGCGCGGCGATTGTGCTTCCGGCTTATTACAGCGTTATCACTGATGTTGAATATGCGGAAATTTTGGCTATAGCCAATATGGCCGTCGATGCAGAAACACTGTCACCAGGGTCTTCGGCGACATCCGCATATTCTGATGGACTGCTGACGCTCGGCATCCCCGAAGGAAAAGTGGGCCCACCCGGCGGCAGCATTGATCCGGATGCTTACGCTTATATCACCGCCACGACAGACATTTTTACCAACACTCAAATGAACTTGACGAATGCCACAGTCTTGCGTTTGAGGCTGGCTAAAATTTGGAACAAGGTGGATGTGCTTAATATTGATTTCGGAGCCGGGGAAAGCTCGGCACTTGTAAACATGAAAAACCCGACGCAGGTAGCAACAAACAATGGTGCGACCTATGTTGCCGGTCAAGGCTTCACGGGTGATGGTGTTGCCGATTGGATCGACACCGGCCTTGCTGCGGCTGATATGCCCAATTTCACCCAAGACAGCGCCAGTTTGGGTGTTTGGGTATCCAGCGGTGGTGCTAGTTCCGGGCGTGATATTGGCTTTTCCTCAAGCGCGGCTGCGTACATCACTTCAAGAACACCTAGCAACCTCTTGGCGGCACGGGCAAATGATACAGTGGCTATAAACGAGCCGGTGACGGTGGCAACGGGCCTTTCAGGCGTAAACCGTTCTGGGTCGGCAGCGCGTGAGATTTATAAAGACGGCGTCAAGGTGGACAATGACACGCAAGCCTCAACCGCACCCGGCTCTGGCAACCTATCCCCTCTGAGAGGGAACACGGTTTATTCAGATCGAACGGTGTCCGCATGGTGGGCCGGTGGCAGCCTATCGGAAAGCGAATGGAGCGCGCTCTATGATATTCTGGAGGATGCCCGCAATGGGACTATTCTTGTGCCTCCACATCCCGACCAAGATTACGTCAACCGGAGCACCGCTCAAGCTGTCAGCAGCGCATCGGGTGTACTGTCTGTCAGCATGGACAGCGGGCACATTGTCAACACGACCATGGATGAGGACATCACGACTGTTACTGTCACCGACTGGCCAACAGGTGTTTCGCAGCTTCGGTTCTTCTTTTTGCAAGATGCAACAGGCGACTGGGAAGTCACATGGCCTGCGGCATGGAAGCTGGAACAAAGTGGGCCAGCGCCGCAACCCTCGCCAGTGATAGGGTATAACTCTGAGATCGTTGCGACGTCCCTAGACGGTGGCACAACGGTTCGCCTTGCGGCTGGGGGCGTATGGAATGGCTGACAATCTGTATGAGTATGAGGATGTCCAGAAAATCCCGGCCCACCTGACCATTGGTCAAAACAACTCGCCGCCGGTGAATGCAACGGTCAATTACTCCGGATGGCCGGGAAACAAATATTCCTCTTTTAATATAGAGCGGATGGTTACCAACGCCCCTGATTTTCCTGAGTTCACCTATGCCCACATGATTTGGGTCACGCGGATTTATAGAAACTCCGAAAGTCTGACCAGTGCCGTGGGGGGATATTTCAACCCGCGCTTTTCGATGTACCTTGATGAGCGCATTGACGTTGATCAAGCCGGGGATATTCGAGAGGCGCGGTTCAACTACACCACGCTGGTCAAGGCCGATGGAGTAACGGTGGCCCGGGTCATGCGGTCTCTGGGCTATACCGATGCGGAGATCGAAGCGGATAGCTATGTTGTTGCAGGCGGCTGGTCAGCAAGTGATTTCCTAGAATGGGCGACATTCATTGCCTCGCCGGAAACCTATTGCACAGATGCAAGCGGTGGGTCGGGCGATCCAAATGAGTTCTGGGCGCATACGGACACTAAGTTGCTCATGCCGCAGGGGCGCTTGGCCGACATTTCAGGCACAGGAAATTACATCAAGCTAGATTTCGAGCGGCAGGACGGTGTAAGCGAAGCACAAACCCAGGCCCTTGTTGAACATCTGGCGGGCTTGTGTCACGCGAAAAGCCAAAAGTTATCTGTCTGGCCGAACACGATCTCCAATGATGGTGCGATATATTCGGGCATCACCGGGAATAACCTCAACGGGATCGTGGAGGCTGCTGACCTGTTCAGCCTGCTGGTCTGGTACAATGGGACTGAGCTGATCAAGGATCAGCTTGCCAGTATATGGGCCATTGTCACAGCTGCCGCTGTCGATCAGTTTCCAGAAAAGCTCTCTGTTACTTTTTCCCTTGGCGATCCGGGCGGAAACAACACAAGGGTTGAGGATGCTAGTCTTGTGGTTCGGTGGGCAAAGCAGCGCGGGATTACATCCTTTGACTTCTGGCGCAATGGTGGGGTGCAAGGTGAAGCTGACCCGAACGACCATGTAAATCGTAAAATTGCGGTGATTGCTTTTCAGGCAAATATCCCGAGACCGTCAACATCACATATCCTGTTTTAGGGGTGCAAGGTAATTTTGAAAAGGAGAAATGAATGGATGCCGGTGATCCCAATCTGTTCGGTCAGATCAAATGAGTGATGATAAGCCACACTGGTCGCTGGATCGCCGCATTCCACTGGCATTGATCCTAGCCATTTTCCTGCAATCTGGGTCGGCCATATGGTGGGCGGCAGGCGTGTCTGGGCGCTTAGGTGTCTTGGAGCGGGATGAAGTCCAAATAAAAACCGACGTGCGAGTAAATGAACGCGCAATTCGCGTGCTGGAAACGGGTAGCGCTCGCCAAGAAGAGCGTTTGAACGAAATACTGAGGTTGGTTCAGGCGATCGACAAACGTTTAAACCAGAGCAACCGGTAAGGAGAGACGAATGAAACTTATCCCAAATGCGGGGCGTGTTGCCCTGCGCGCCCATTCGATGTGGGCCAATTATCTGGGCGTTCTTTGCCTGATCATACCCGAATTGATCTATTGGCTGTTTGAGCGCGATACCAACCCGCGCACCTGGTGGTGGCTGGGTATTGCGCTGATCCTTTACGGCGTGATTGGCCGGATCAAAGATCAAGGCATCGTCCGCAGCCCGGTCGCCGTGCTGATTTTTGCCGTCCTTATGTCTATTGCGCCAGAGCCACCCGCTGCACAGCAGACTGGGCCAGAGGTCACAGAGGCACAGTTCGTTCATGTTGCAACGCCTTTTGTTGCTAAGTGGGAGGGCAAGCGCAACAAGGCGTACAGGGATATCGGCGGCGTCTGGACGGTCTGTTATGGCGAGACACGGGGTGTGCGTCCAGGTGATACCTACACCGACGCAGAGTGCCATGCCATGTTGCAGGCTGGATTGCTGGAATATCGCGCGGGTCTGCACGGGTATTTCAACAACGACACAATCAATTTGCGCCTGACGCCACACAGGGACGCCGCCTATGTGTCTCTGGCGTACAATGTTGGTATCCGTGGCGCAGGCAAAAGCACAGCGACCCGCCGGTTGAACGCAGGCGATATTGCGGGTGGCTGCCAGGCCCTCGGGTGGTGGAATAAAGCTGGTGGCCGTGTGGTTCGAGGGCTCGTCAATCGGCGCGCTGAGGAAACGCAGCTTTGTATGCAGGGGCTGGCATGATTGCCGCGCTGGCTGCCTCTCTGGGCCTGTCACATGCCGCTGCGCGTCTGATGTTGGTCGCAGGCCTGATGCTGGCGCTGTGGGGGGCTGTGGCCTGGCTTAGAAACGATGCGGCAGCAGATGAGCGCGCAAGACTGGCGGCAGAAGCAGCTAAGGCCCGGATCGAAACCATTGAAGATACTAAACGGAGGCGGAACGATGTTGAAAAATTGCCTGATGATACTCTGCTTGACAACCTTCTTGGCAGGGTGTCCGGGGCTTCAACCCCCGCCACAGACTGAACCGGCGTTCAAAGACGTTGCGCGGGCACCTGATATCACCAACCCCGAAACACCGGTTTGGATCGTAAAGAACGATCGGCCTTTTGCTGAGTGGGTGGAGGAAATGGCGCAGGCATGTGATGAGTACGGGTGCCTGCCTTAAACGTCCCTATTGATGATCTGCTAACGGATCATGACCGGCCAGCGCTCGCGCCATGTCCACGGCCCAAGCCGTTGTTTGGATAATGCTGGACCGAATGGCCGCATCGGACGTGTCGCCCGGTTCTGCGCATGATTGCAGCACCTGGACGCAACCCACCAGCAAGCCCGCGCAAATGAATTCCAGTTCACGCGGCGCAACGCTGTCTTTATCTGAAATGGATGCAGCATATGCGGACAACACAGCCCCACGCGCCCGCTCAGCAACCGCCTGATTGGCATCATTCGCATCAAATGGAACCGTGTCATATTTGCCCGCAAAACTCATCGTGCCGCCTCCCTTTGTGTTCGATTTATAGTCTCACAAATAGGGGTAACAAATTAAATCTTGCATGGTCAAGCTAAATCTCACATAAAGGAGTAACAAATAGGCTTGAAGGTCGAATGACAAATAACCGAACAAATGGACGAATCGAATTGACCGCGTTACTGCCCGAATATGATCATCGGTTATGCGCGGGTTTCGACAGACGACCAAAGCCTTGGGCTGCAACTTGCGGCGCTGGAGCGGTTCGGTGTGGATCGCATCATCACAGAAAAGGCGTCAGGCAAAACTGTGGACCGGGCGACATTCCAAGACATGCTGGAATACGGTGTGCGCCCTGGCGACACGCTGGTGGTGTGGAAGCTGGATCGTATGGGCCGAACGCTCAGTGGTGTCATTCAGGTGATAGAGGACATGCAGAAAAACGGGGTGGATCTGGTATCCATCACGGATGGGTTCGACGTTCGCACCCCTATGGGCAAGGCGATGATGCAAATATCTCTGGTGTTTGCAGAGTTGGAGCGCAACATGATTTCTGAGCGCACCAAGGCTGGCATGGCAGCTGCACGGGCGGCTGGTAAAACCTTTGGCCCCAAGCATTCGATCATGGGTTTTCCCAAGCGCTTGAAGCATGTGAAGGCGTTGGACGCTGACGGGCTGCTGCGTGATGGCGATGGTCAGCTATTGATTTCACGCGCTGATTTGATTGCTTCGCTGAACGCAGCGGACAAAAGCGCCAAGCCGATCAAGAGCGCAATGACAATCAAACGGTGGCAGGATGATGGCTTTCCCGGCCTCGATACTGCATCGGACAAGTAGGAGCCGAGTTGATGCCGATCAGACCGGAAAACAAAGCGCGATATCCCAAGGATTGGAAAGCCATTTCGAAGGCCTGTCGGGATCGTGCTGGCAACCGATGTGAAGGCTCACCGGCGTTTCCAGATTGTCGCGCCGAGAATGGCAAACCCCATCCGGCCACCGGCTCGAAAGTCGTGTTGACCACGGCGCACCTGGACCACACGCCCGAAAACTGTGAGCCGGAAAATCTCAAGGCATGGTGTCAGCGCTGTCACAATACTTACGATGCACCCATGCGGCGGGCTGGTATTCAGAAACGCGCGAGGGCTGAAATGGCCGTCGCTGACTTGTTCACATAGGGGAGCCGACCAGATGGATGATAGGCCGATAATAGTTTTTGCCGACAGCGCGCTTTTTGATCTTGGCGTGACAGTTGGCTTTGGTGCGGTGGTCGGCGGCTTCCTGGCAGTCGCGCTTTACAGCTCAGCGCTATTCCTCTGGGATAGAATAACTTCACGATAAGGAGAGTTCATGAGCATTGCGCACTTTCCAGACCTGAAATCGCAGAAGGTTCTTTTCGGTTGCGCCGATTGCGGATCTAGGTCTTTCAAATTTATGACTTATGGCCAATCGGAAGAAGTCGTGACGCGATGCGCTAACTGTGAGGCAATTCAACCTGGTGTCTCGGTGAGGTTTGATGATGTGTGATTGCCGCTCATATAACCAGCCAGAGAAGGGTGGAACCGAACCCGAGGTGGTGCTGGATCATGCCAGGTATTTTCCCGACACGGGTAAGCCAACCGTCTGCGTTGACCCCTGTATTTCGGAGGTGATTGAACGGCTTTGGACGCATGGCATCCGCACCCGGCATTCGTGTTGCGGTCACAACACCCAAAACCCAAGTGTTGGCCTCGATCAAGTAGATGACTTTCAGCGCGCAGTTACATTGCTGCGTCGTGATCCGCGCCCGTGGCGTGTGTTTGTAGATATAACTTAGGGGAGGCACTGACTGCCGGGCAGGGCGGTGAAGGTGGTGGTCAATTATTGTTGCCGGAAAACTTGTGGAACATTACCCTGATCGCCTTTGCTACACCAAAGCTAATCAGCGCCACACATATGTAAACTGCAATCATAAATCCCATTTCATCCATCAGGTTGGGGGCGGGAATGTTGAGTTCAGCAGAAACTCGCTGCGCACTCTGGAAAAAGAGAAATCCAGCCACAACACCACATATGATTGCCGCCACCAGCTTCCGCTTCCATCCGGGCACAAGGATCACGAGGACAGCAAGGGTGAACCCAGTTGCACTGGAAAGAGCTGCAAGTGCTGTGCCGAGAAAATATGCAAGGAAGTACATTTATCACGCCCCTCAAAACAGCCAGTGCAGGATGGCCCAATAGAGCGGCCAGATTGTGCCAAGGAATATGTTGACCGGAATGATTACGATCCAGTTCCAGGCGTTGAGATCAGCGGCGTCCATCGCAGTGAGGTATGCGAATGTTGCGAAACCGGCGATATTGTAAATCCAAAGCGCGGTCACAGCCAAGGCAGATTGCTTATCCACAAGAATAGTCCTTTTCGGGGTGAAGTTGACACGCGCGGGCAGTTATGGCAACTATGGCGTGCATTCGCAAAAACCGAATGCCGGGATTGCAAGCCCGCCAAAACATAGGAGCCTCATCCCAGCTATGCCGATTAACGCCCCTCAATTTCGTTTTGGGAGGCTTCAGCGATGAAGGCCGAGCGCGTTAAGCCGCGCATATCAGCAGCGGTATCGATCGCATCCAAAATTCCCTTATCAAGGCTGAGGTTCACACGGACGCTGCGTTTTTTCGATGTGACCAGCGGGATCGCCAAAAGATAAGCGCCGGCGCCCAGTGCTTCTGATACATCATCACGGCGAGAAACCTCGCCCACCGAGCTGGCCGAGGGTCGTTCTGATCCTTCAAGGTGCAGGTTCAGCGCTTCGATTGCGTTTTTAACGATATCGGCTTCGGTGTCGGCGGCAGAAAAACAGCCGGGTACATCGGGAAACCAGACGCCAAATGCGCTGCCAGGCTCTTTATCTACGACTGCGAAATAGTATTGCATGTTCAGTTTCCTTTTTTGATCTGGTGGGGGCCGGGTTAAACCCAGCCCGCCGCCTTTGCTATTGCCCGTGCTGTTCCGTTTGGCAGGTCTTTCTTCGGGTGCGGAACTGTCAGGCGGCATTCACCTTTGACGAACTGATGATGCGACCCCTTGGTGTTTCGGAGTACCCAGCCTTCAGATTTAAGGCGTTTGATGATCTTTTTGCTATCCCGTTCCATGTGTATATATATACACACCACATGCCCCGCCGTCAATCAAATTGCGCAAATAAATGCACAATAACTCCTTTGTTATTCCAAAAGCGGCTGGCGCGGCCGAGTTGATCGTGACGAACCGGCAGATCAAAACATCTTTACTTTGATTGATTTGGAGAACATTCCCAGAATCGCGTTGTGTCAATTTTGTGCCAAAACGTGACACAAACCCCGGTAAAACCAACGAATATCAAGGAAAACAGGGGTTTAGTGGATTTTCGTGGTGGCTGGAAAAAAGCCCTTGTTTAACGGTAGTTTAGACCATAGAACCGGCGGCGGAGACGTGGCCGAGTGGTCGAAGGCGCTCCCCTGCTAAGGGAGTAGGCCCGGAAGGGTCTCGAGGGTTCGAATCCCTTCGTCTCCGCCATTACCCATTTATTTGATTGGATAATTTGGCGTTCCGGGCAATCTACTCACGACGCAAACCCGGCTTTTGTCGGCCCGGTATGCCCGTAGAGCGCTCACGAAGTCATGAACGAATGCCGCAATCTAGAAGGTTGGTTCAAAGCCTTCACGCTCGAATGTGCAAAGTTCGTCAGCTTCAAGTGCATTGATCATTGGAACGTCGTAGAGGCGGCAGTAGCTTCCCCGGCTTGCGTGAAGACAACCCGCGCAACCTTCTACCAAGGCTTCGTGAACGTCCTTAGCATGAATGCGGTCGTGGCAGTCGCCGCAAAGGGCGACAAGTTCGAACAGAAATTCGTGGCCCCAATGCTCATAGCTAAGATGATGGACTTCTTTAGCCGGTGACAGTCGGCAACCCTCACAAAGCGCTTGTGCCCGATCCATTACACGTTGCCGAAGATCGCGCCATTCGGGAGACGCAAGATACGCATTGTGCGCTTGCTTATAGTAGCTGTCGCCTTGCTCTTTCGCACGCCAACGTCGCAACCGAATTTCGACGTACTTTTGGTCAATCTTTGCTTTTGCTGCGTCCCTCTTTGCGTCGTAGGCGTCGCGCATAGCGTCGTCTATTTCTGGCAATTCATCTGCGTCCGATGGGCGCTTTACAAGGTTTCCAACCCGCAAGCCGCAATCCAAGCATTGCATTCGGAATACAGGGGCACCCTCCTTGTTCGTACCGCGTCGCAATTGCTGCCGTTCGTGCCCGCATTCTTGCGCGGACCATTCGGAGAATTCCTTGGCCCAACGCTTAGCCAAATCAACGTCTAGTGATGCCTGCTTGCCGTTGCGCGGGTCGGTTACTCGCATTTTTGTTCCTGCCCTGTTTCATGTCCTAAGTATATGCGACCCAAGACTTTTGATCCAGCAAACAAGGCGAACGATTGCGACGTAGAAAGGCCGCGCCCCTTTGAGACGCGGCCCCGACGCGGTCCATGACGCGCCTATGCAACAGGGAACAGCTTCGCCGTCTTTGCCGAGACGAGTTCGCATTCGTCCGACAGCACCCGTTCGCGGGCTCATTCCTTGACGGTTACGATGAACCAGAAATCCTCCGTTGTTAACATCCTCAATTCTGTCCCACAGGCGCTGACGTCAGACAGACAAAGACGTTAGCCAGACCAATCCCGCGCGGACAAGGCATGATGGACATGCTGCAGCTCTTTGCGCAGGCTATCCAG